CTTAGACATGGATGAAACAAGAGCTTCTCCTCGTATCTGGAGTTATTAATGTTAGTGCTATATAGAGAATCAGACCTTGATGAAGCTTACAAGATAGATTGTAAAGCTAGAGCTAAAGGTAATGAGCCTTGGTTAAAAAGAGAACAATTTAGACGTGTCTATGAAAGTTTATTAGACATGCATTTTACTAGAGCCTTAGATAAAACCTATCAAAACAAAGCTGATGAATTAGCTGAACATATTATAGGCTTAGTACACCAAACATTAGAAAACAGTTTAGATTTTACACCGGAGGACACAGATGGCTGACCCAATAACTAACTCTGTAGTGGGAATAGCAGGTAAAGTACTTGGTAAATTCGTTGCAGATAAAAACTTAAAAATGCAACTTGAGCATGAACTCAAGACACAATTACAAACTGCTAACCTTGCACAGATAGAAGTTAATAAATTAGAAGCACAACATAAGTCTATCTTTGTAAGTGGATGGAGACCTAGTGTGGGATGGTGCTGCTCGTTGGCTATGATGTATCACTTCATAATCGCACCAATGATTCAGTTTGGTATTAATATTGCAGGTATGCAAGTAGAGCTACCTGAGTTTGATTTTTCACAACTCTCTACAATTCTTATGGCGATGCTAGGAATGGCAGGACTTAGGACATATGAGAAGCAACAAAAAGTTACAAAAGGTAACTAGTGGAGAGACCTAAGACTATACAAGACATAGTTGACCAATCCCTGAATATCTGGGAAGAATCAGAAGAAGATGAATGAAATTATTACATTAATAAATGATGTCGGCTTTCCTATTGCTATGACACTAGGACTGGGCTTTTTCGTATGGAAGCTACTGAATAAAATTATTAATGGAATGGAGCAGAAAATAGATGTAGTTGATGACAAAATCAATGAGAGTCTAACTGCTGTTGAAAAAAGACTGGATGCTAAACTGGATTCGCAGATGAACATTCTTGTTTCTCTCATAGACCGAGTGCGTTCAGTCGATAACGAAATCATACGACAGGAGGTTTTTCTTAAAACTGCCCTTGGAGCACCACAACTTATTGAGAAAGATAAGATTGCCAAGGCACAGCAAAAAGATAAACGTAAAGATTAACAATTCCCTAACGGAGAAAAAACATGGGATACGATACAGAAGAAATCTGTATCTTGTGCTTTAGTGTTTGGTTTTTAGCAGCGTTTTTTTATACTGCTTCTACTATATAAACACTTAATCATTTAGAACATTTAACTCACTTTCAAATAAATTATGCAAGTTAGAAAGTTTACGCTTACCTAACTGTAGGATACTTTTAATTATTTGATTCTCATTCTCATTCTTAAATAAATTATTTACTTCACTTTCAGGTAACATACTAAACTCAGTAACGAGTTTGTTATCTCTAGTAAGTAATACTTTAAAACTTACTAAGTTAGCTTCCTGCTTTTTGCTCTGCGACATTATCTTCCTCCAGATTTGCAAAGGTTATTTTATCTTGCCTTCCTCGCAAACCTGCTTTCATATAAGCAGTTGCTCTACCCTCAAAAAAGTTTTGATGTTCTACTCCCATAACTTCATCTAACCAACCAAGAGGATTTTCTCTCTGGTCATAGTTAGTTTTAAGTCCAAGTTGTAATAGTCTTCTATCTGCTATGTATCTATTATAAGCATACATATCTTTCTTAGTTAATCCTTTTAAGTCTCCCATTTCAAACACTAAGTCAAGAAACTTATCTTCAAGCTTAACCATCTGTCTGCATATGTCATATATTTCTTTTTTAAATTTATCAGTCCATATGTCTAGGTTTTCTTGGATAAACTCTCTAAATAATTTAGTCATAGCTTCAACGTGCATTGACTCATCTCTTATAGAATAGGTTACTATCTGACCCATACCTTTCATCTTTCCGAACCTTGGAAAGTTTAATAAGATTGCAAAGCTACTAAACAACTGAAGACCCTCTGTAAAGGCAGAGTATACTGCTAATGTTTTAGCTATGCTTTCTTTATCTCTTCTAGTTGTTTTTATATTACTAATATAGTCATGCTTATCTGCCATCTCTTCGTATTCTGCAAAAGCTTTATACTCTAACTCAGGCATACCTACTGTATCTAGTAGCAGACTATAAGCATGTTGATGAATAGATTCCATGTTAGCAAAAGAACCCATCATCATTCGTGCTTCTGGCTTTTTAAATATTCTCATGTATCTGTCTACATAACCAGAGCCGACATCTACATCAGACTGTGTAAACAACCTGAATATCTGAGTTAATAAATTCTTTTCATTGTCTGATAACTCTTGCCAATCTTTGACATCTGTATGTAATGGTACAGATTCCGGCATCCAATGCATTTGATTCTGTAGTACATAATAATCAAACATCCAAGGGTTATCAAATGGTTTGTAATAATCTCTTGTTCCTAGTAAACTCATCCTATGTCCTCCCAACATTCTTGTATACATAAATGATTGTCTTGATAGTTAGTATAATCTAAATCTCCATAAATAGTGCTGACATAAAAGCCAAACGCTACAAATAAAAATACAAATACTAAAATATAATTAAATGGATTTTTCATACCTCTCCTAATAATTTTGTTTTAAAGTTCTTAACTTATCTTCTGCAGTAGCTAACTGTTCTACTAAAGTATCTGCTGACTCAACAACATTAGGGTGTTCTGCAACACCTACTTTGTTGTCTAAATAGTTTTCTAAGTTAGCTTTGGCTTCCATAATCTGAGCTTCATATTTAGCTTTTAGTGCTTCATAAAGCTTAGTTCCAGAATATACACTCATAATAACTCCTATTCAAATAAATATACTAAAGTTCCTACTAATAAAGCACCGCATATAGGAATGATGGAAGGAACAAATACAAACCAAAACATGCCATTATCAGCAAGAAAATCCAAATCATCTTCATGTGTTTTTACCTTTTTATCCTTCACAACTTATACACTCTACTTCGTCTAATCTTATTCTAGGTACTTTAATATTTACATTCTCTGCTGCTCTTGCTGCATCCGACCTAAAGTAATATAAAGATTTTAATCTATTCATACCATACCAATGAACATCGTTTACATACTGCATGTAGTCATCGTGAATATCTTGTTCCTCAGTAGCTTTTGGTAGCGTGAAGAAAAGATTTACACTTTGACTTTGACAAATAAACTCTTGCCTTTTGTATGCATGTTCAATAACCCAAATCTGATTTATCTCATTTGCTGTTTTAAATATTTCTTTTTCATTCTCTTCCAAAATATCTAAGTGTTGTACAGAACCTGAGTTAGCTGAAATATCTTTCCAAACATTTTCAAGTTCTTCACCTTTCAAACCTTTTGAACGAAGAACTTTATCAAGATATTTATTTTTAACTTGATAACTTCCAGATAAAGTTTTATGAGTAAATGTATTTGCTCGAAAGGGTTCTATTGACGGAGACGTTCCACCACATATAATACTGCTACTAGCATTAGGAGCAACAGCGAGAAGATGAGCATTCCGCATACCAGAGTTAGCGACATCAGGAGCTTCCCCACGAATCTCAGCCAGCTTCTTAGACGCTTCAACAGAGTTTTCCTTAATGTGTTTAAATGCTCTGTAGTTAAAACTAGTAGCGAATAAACCTTCGAAAGGAATGTTTTTACTTTGTAAGTAAGCATGGAAACCCATTGCACCAAGTCCGATAGACCTTTCACGATAGGCTGAATAAGTTGCTTTTGTAAAACCTTCTTTACCCTCTCTAACATAATTTTTAAATCTTTTATAATTAGCATTATACTCTCCAAGTTGCTCCGTGTCAATAGCATTATCAATAAAATGTTGTAAAACATTGTCAAGCATAGTAATTAAATCATTTATAAAGTTACTATCCTTGGACCAAGAATCAAAATGTTCAAGGTTTACACTTGATAAACAGCACACAGCAGTTCTTTCTTCGTTTGTAGGTAGAGTTATCTCAGAGCATAGATTGCTCTGTTTTATCTCTAGTCCTAAATCTTTTTGTTCTTTAGGGAGAGCTTCATTACAAGTATCTATGTTAACCATGTAAGGCTCTCCCGTCTCTGCTCTTGCAGATATCATCTGCCACCATAAGTCTCTAGCTTTTACAATCTTAACAGCTTCTTGAGTTTTAGGGTCTACTAATCGCCAATCTAAATCCTCTTGTACAGCTTGTAAAAATTCATTAGTTATGTTTACACCATTGTGTAAGTTTAAACATTTACGATTGATATCTCCACCTGACTCTTTCCTCATGTTTATAAACTCTTCAATCTCAGGATGAGAAACATCCATGTAGGCAGCGTAGCTACCACGTCTTGTGACTCCCTGATTGAAAGCCAACATCTGTGAGTCTACAACATGGATGAAAGGTATACTTCCAGTAGAACGACTGCCATTAGCAGTAGATACCCCGTTACTACGAATATCTCCCCAATATCCACCGATACCTCCACCTGAGCTTGCCAACCATATGTTTTCATCATAATGAGAAGATAACCCATCACGACTGTCAGGAACATAGTTAAGGAAACAACTGATAGGTAACCCCCTAGTTGTCCCCCCGTTACTAAGTATAGGAGTGCTGAACATGAACCAACTGTCAGAAGCGTAGTCATAAAGCCTCTGAGCCAGTTCGAAGTCAGTTTGTTTTTTATATGTTGCTGCAAATACTGCAGCCCTTGCGAAAGCTTCTTGAGCATGTGTTTCTTCCTCCCAGAAATATCTATCTCTTAATGTATCCAGACTAAATTTGTCTAGCTTTTTTTCTTTGTCATAATCTATTACGATTCCTAAATAAGGTTTAGTTCCTACTTTATCATCTACCATTATTTATCCTCTAATATTTTTAATAATCTTCTTTCGTACCACTCAGCTTTGCGTAAGTCTTCTATGCCATTCTTGTAACGAAATCTCCATCTGTACTTCAATGAGTTGCCACGTAGATATCCCACAAACTCTTCTTGAGATAGCATAGCTTCAATAGCATCTATACACTCTATAGTACCTTGATTATAATGTTCAGGATGATTTACTTTATCTGCCATTTAATATATCCTCCAATGTTATATCAGGATTTGTTTTTACTTTTTTATAAAACCATCTAGGAGAATATGCACTTAACATAAAATTATTATTCAGATAAACATGTTGTTCTTCAGGTAAGAACTGTTCTATATTATCTAAATTTATTTTATCTTTTTCTTCTCCATCTGGAATCATAGTCCTTAACCATTCCAATAATAAAAGTTTAGATTTTTTTCTAAGCTTCTTTGCTTTTTTCTGATTCATAATTTTTAACAAGTTTCCAATAATTTAAAATACTATTAAACATATTGATGTGCTTTTCATGCGACTCTTTATCCCATATGTGACAAGATATTATGTCAGGATTTTTTCTGTCTACAAAAATAGAAACTCTTTCTGGATTACTATAATTACATCCTTGTGCATACGCTGATAGTTGCATACCATGTTCATCATAAACTAATTTAGCAGGGTCTTTACCCTCTAAGTTATCTTTAGTTTTAAAGTCAACAAATATTCCTGACTTAGAATACAAATCAATCTTACCACCATAACCTAAATCAGCACAGAAAGAATCTTCTGCAATCCAATTTTCATCTGGGAATGTTTCGTCTAAATAATTTTTTATCTTCTTGTATATTTTATTTTTAGATTTACCTAAGAATCCTTTTTCTATTTTAGCATGTATTTCAGTTCCTTTCTTAGCTGCATTTTTACCAATTTCTTTTGAGTGTTCTTTACACCTGTACATAAACTCTTCATTAGATTCCAACTCTTCCTGTTCTAAAGTTAAAGCAGAGTTTATAGCTTGTTCTATCTTCCAATTTTCTAAAGCTGGTTTAGCAACCATTCCTAGTATTGTAGTTACCGAGGGAACTAGTCCTAAGTTTTTAGCGTCTCTTAGTGTAGTGTTTCTTTCTTTACCATTAGCACCGATGATAGTATACATAGGCTCTCCTTCCTGAGTATACCAATGACCGGACTCTGATTTAAATTTACTGTATTCGTCATTTACATTTTTTATCATATTCTTTGAACGCTTTAATTACATCTTTTGAAAATAACTTTTGCAAGTTTACTAAGTACATCTTACTTGCTTTGTTATCGCCACCTGCAACTGTTTTAAAATAATCAAGATTATCTACTATAGTTCTTAGAACATCTGTTTTAAAAACTAAAGTACAGTATTCGTTATCTCCTATGCAAAGATTGTGAAACCAATAATCTGATTCAGTTGCTTTTATTCCGGAAGGTTTGTTCCAAGATTCATATTCAATAGCTATGTTTCCTGTCTTCATCCACATATCTCTTTCGGATTTGACCTCTATCTTTTTATTGGTTAGCATTTCTGCTATCTTTTCTTCTCGTATTGTACCATATTTTAAATCTATGTCAAACTTTTTTCTATCTTTTTTAGTGGGTTTCACTCCAGTTACCTCCTATTTTATATTCGCCATCTAAAGGACAACGAAGATTAAAATGCTTACCTGCATTTACAATGCTCTCCACTGCCATCATTCCTATGTATTCTGACTTAGCTTCTTCAACCTCTAACTGCCATTCATCATGTATGTTAGCTACAAACTTTACTTTTAATAAATTTAATTTAAGCTTCTTAGATAAATCTACCAATGCTTGTTTCATAACAATAGCACCTGCACCTTGTAGTAAAGTATTCAAAGCAGCGTGAGCATTCCTCACATAAAGTTTTCTACCATCTATACCTTTGAGGTAACCCTTAGTCGCTGCTCTTTTAACCCTGTCTCCAAGAGATTTAAATGAAGGTCTATTATCGAAGAAATGTTGTCTAGCTCTTTTACCATCTCCCGAATCTCCTCCGACCACTTTTCCAAGTTTCTCATCTCCTGCTCCGTACATAAGTGCATAGATGAATGTCTTTGCCTGATTTCTAGATTTAAGTCCTGCAGACTTTTGGTTAGATGTGTGTATGTCTCCATTAATGATGTCATTTGTAAACTCCTCGTCATTCATGTAGTGTGCTAACATTCTAATCTCAAGACCAGAAGCATCAACTCCTATCAATTTGTTTCCATCTTCTACTACCCAACAACTTCTACACTCTCTACCATACTCACTATTAATGCTAGGTACTTGTGCCATGTTGGGATTTCTATGTGTCATTCTACCAGTAATAGCACCATTAGGTATTACAAAACCATGTACTCTGTTATCATCTTCAACAGCTTCTACCCATGATTCAACCTGTGCTATTCTTTTTTGTATAAGAAGAAAGTCAGCTATTAACTTAGCTTCTTTAATGTGAGTTATCTCTGATAAAGTTTTCTCATCAACTATCGGCTGACCTGTTGGTGTAAACCTATCAGGCTTCCAACCAAACTCTTTTAGATACTCTCCTATTTGTTTTCTACTACCAAGATTAAACTCTTGTAGTTGCTTTCTCATAAAAGGTTTAGTGTCACCAGTCATTTTAATTCTATCAAACTCACAGTCTGTCAGTCCAGATTTAGATAGTGTGCCATCTTTCTTAAACTTAGGAGTTACTTCTTTTATATCAACCCACTTAGGTTTAAATGTTTTGTGCACCTCATCTTCGATAGACTGCATTCGTTCTCTAAGTTCTGCTAATAATAAATTAGCATATCTATCATCAAACTTAAAACCATTTGTCTCCTGCTCTTTGATAACCTTAGCAACTTCATGTTCTAGATAAATTGATTCTTTAGAAAAACCTTTTGATTCTTTTCTAAGTTCTTTGAACACTAAAGTATTTAACTGAACATCACGAGTACAGTATTTCATCATGTCTTCTGAGTAGTTTAGGTAATCTTCAAACTCAATCTTTTGAAAACCAAGTTTGTATCCCCACTTCTCTAGACTATGACCACCTTCTCTAGTAGGATTAAACAGTCTAGATAAAACTAGAGTATCTAGTATCTCTTTATCTGTAAGTAAATTTACATCGAAAAACTTTTGGACCATAGGTATATCAAAACCTAAGATGTTATGACCTATGAGTTTATCAGCACTAGCTAATAACTCTACTCCTTCTTTTAGTTTGTCAGGAGGAAACTGATAAATTTTATTAGTCTCTACATCTTGTGCTACTATGCACCAGACTTTCGTGGCTTTTAAATCATCTGTTTCTATGTCAAAAACTAAATCCATTTTAAAATCCTTCTTCGTTTGTATCTACTTCAATGTCTGACATGTCTATCTCTGACAGTCTGCCGGTTTCTCCATCATACAATAGATGAGTAGCCAATCCTACATCGCCAGTATATCTAGATTTTAATACTCTTACTCTAGTTGTTCTGGCTTCATCAATATCATCAGATTGTTGATTTCTTTCTAATGCTATCACACAATCAGATAATTGTCCAATACTATTTGAACCTCTCAAGTGTGACAGAGAAACCTCAATACCATTCTCATGTCCTTTGTTACCATCGACTCTTCTCAAGTGAGACACAAGAACGATTCCTGCACCTGTCTCTTCGACCAAACTTCTAAGTCTAGTCATGATAGTATCTATTGCTCGTCTCTCGTCCCCTTCTGAAACAGCACTTACTAACATGTGCAAATGGTCTACGACAACCCACTTACATTCACATCCAATAATCATATATCTTAATTTAGAAAAGATATCATCAATATCATTTGTACCAAAGTGAGCATGTACCCAAACTCTATTTTTATTATCGCCATCATAAAGAATGTCAAAGAATTTATCTAATTCTTCTCGGCTAAACTTCTCTCGTTCTTGGTCAATGTAAAGTCTAGCGTTAGCTTCGATAGATAGAATACCATCGATAGTTCTTCGCCAGTCTTCTTCAAGAGCAATAACTCCTACATTATCTGTAGTGTTTTTAATTAGATGATGTTCTAGTTCTCTAGTTACAGATGATTTACCAAGTCCTGTACCACCTGTTAGAGTTACTAACTCGCCTTGTCTCAAACCATAAAGTTTATCATTCAATCCTTCCCAAGGGAAAGGTATGCTTTCTTTCTTCTCTCTGTTGTGAAACTTGTCTCTTTGTTCAGAAACATTTATAACTCCAGAAGGAGTATAAACTTTAGCAGCCCACCAACATTCAACAAACTCTTTGTGCTTGTTGTTTCTAAGCATATCGTTGGGGTCTTTCCAACCATTAGGAAGTGTTGCTATCTTAGCCTTACTAGGCTTGAATAGTCTAGCAACTTTCTTAGAAGCTTCCTTACCGGCTTTGTCATTGTCAAATGCAATGATAACATTTTCAAAGTCATCAAAGAAATCTAAGTTTTCTTTTACATCTTTGACTGCACCGGCTGCTCCGCTTTTGATAGAGACGACTGCCCACTTGCTACCAAGTAACTCGTAAGCAGCCATCGCATCGCACTCTCCTTCTGTTATGGTAATATACTTACCACTCTTGAACAACTGTTGTCCAAACAAACCGGTATCTGATTTAGTACCATGCCAGAAGAATTGTTTTTCTCTAACGCTTCTGGTTTTTGTAGCTGAAATCTCATGCCCATTGTAGAATGGATACATGTGTTTAATAACATTACCTTGTAAGTCATGGACAACTTTTACTCCATACTTCTGAGCAGTATCTTTACTTATTCTTCTGTCAGTAAGTGCAGAGAAAGAGCCTATCTCAACATTGTCGGGCTGTTTTCTTACTTCTTGTGTTAACTCCATATCTTTTCCTTCACATGCTTCTTTATAGTTAGGTATAAAAGAATCGCAACTAAAACATTTAGCTGAACCATCTTCATTAACACCAACTGCGTCACTACTGTTACATAGCGGACAGGGTTGGTGTACTTTATCCCAAGTACTTGTCATGTTTACCCTCACTATTTAGTTATTTTTCTTTTATAGTTTTAGTCTCAGAAACTTCTTCTGCTTCTACTATCTCCTCAACCTTAGCTTCGTCACATTCGTCAAGTAACTTTTCTAAGTTTGCTCTATGAGTAGCAGAGGCAAAAGTTAGTGCTTCTAATATTACTTCTAAACTACCTACTTTTGATATAATAACTCTGGCTTCATTCTGTTTACCTTCGTCTTCAATCTTATTGACATCGTAAACAAGTTCACCATCGTCTTTCTTAACAGTTATAATCATATTAAAACTCCTCGTTATCAGTATCTTCTTCTTGATACTCAATTAACTTATCTACCTTTACTGCCATAAGTTCAGCAAAAGTTCCAAAGTTATTTGAGTAAGGTTTGATTTTAACCTTAACCTCAGAACCATTTCCAACCAACACATCTAGTGGATTGTTTTCTGTGTCCACTAACTTAGGTGCTTCGTTAACACGAGTTCCTACATTTACTTTTCTACTGAAAGAAAAAGCAGGTTGGTCATACTTAGGTTGACCAGACTTATCTCTTACCTGAGATAATCCGATAGCCTCTAAAGAAGATGCAGTATCTTCATCAGTTAATACTGTTATCTGATATTTAGGGTCACCAAAGCGAGTGTTGGGTGTAGTAATGTTAGCCCACATCGCCTTTCCTGTTACATATTCATACATAATTTTACTCCTTTGTATTAAATTTGTTTAAAACTTGTGCGATTATATCACACTTTATTTTTATTTGCAAGTCTTTTTTCTCTTCTTTGTTTGTTAATTAATTCTCTAGTGTGTTGTATATCCTCTTGCATGTCCTCCCATAGTTCATCTAATACTATCTGATGATGTTCTTTCGGCACATCAATTAATTGTATATCACTTTTCTTTTGTATCCAAGTTTTCCAATATTGTTTCTCTTGGCACGACTTCTTCCAAGACCATTGAAAAGTTTTGTCAAGTTGCTCGTTGTAAGTGTAAAACATATTACCTCATGATATTGTAGGGCGGTGTTTATAGAGTGCTTGTAAACCCACTCGACAGGAACACATTTAAATTCCTTCCTGTAGTAATCCCTTACTGGAATACCCTACTTTTTTTCAGACTTTTGCAGTCCACTTAATACAGTTAGGAAGGTGTTATTGTGAGGGCAACTGTATTAAAGGATACATTATAACATATAATGAATAAGATTGCAAGTCTTACCATTTTAAAATATTAATTACTTTTCCCTGTTCGTAACTAAATCCTCTACTCTTTTGGTATGGGTCGTGTCCATCGCCAATGTAAGTAAAGTTAGATTGTACCATGCATGGAGCAAGATGGTCAAGATACTTATCAACCCAACCATCTATACTATCAGCGTATCTTTCTACCTCTTCCCATGTACCATACACTTCATGTTTCTTTCCTTGCTCATCAATAACAATAGCAATCTCTATGTCGTTCATACCGCTTCCTTGTGCCACCAGTTAGGCATTGGTCTACCTTTCTCCCATTTAGCGTAATGCTTTTCGTTAACAACATATCTGCGATAAGCAACGATAGGGTCTTCGTGTTTGTATTTATCTGGCATAGCCTGAGCAAGTGGTGTCATGTTCCACTTACGAACTATAGGATTTTCAGGTGGTATATTCCCTAAAGATAAATCATAATCGTTAATATTTGTAGGTACTTTTTTTAGAGCTTCACTAAGTTTAGTAATGCTCGCATGTTCTCTACCATATCTATATTTATATTCATCTCCTAATGCAATGAAGTGGTCGTACAACCATTGATAGTTTCCTTTTGATTCTCTTGCCCAAACTGTACAAGGGTGATTCCAATATGCTCGCTTGTAAAGTCCTACTTCGTCTGCATACTCATCACCATCTAATTCTCTGTGTGCAGTACACAACATCTGTGCAGTTTCTAATGGCATTTTAACCAACATCTTATCTGGTTGTGCTTGTGCTGATAAAACTGGACAGTCATAAAAATAAAATATATTCATCTGCCTTGCCCTCGATATGCTTTGTAACTCTTCCTTTTGTTTTTATTCATGTGCTTAGTAGATATCTTAACTCGTCTACCTCTGCCACCTCTACCCTGAGATGTGCTTTTCTTAACATGATTAATTAATTTTACTTCCTTTTTAATCGCCATAGTCTTCCCAAGTTTGCTCGTTAGTATCAACAATCGGAGCATTGTCATAATACTCGTCAACTATTTTGTCGTATATTCTATCCATTGTATTCCCTCATTATTATTATATATTTTATAATATATAATAATATTTATTATTATTATTAATATAATTATTTATAAAACTTATAAAGATTATAACATACATTTCTTGTTAAATCAAGTAAGGATTGTTATTTTCTTTAACATTTCTTTACCAAAATCTTCTTCAATCTTTTTCTCAAGATTTTTTTTCCATTCCTCTAAACTAGAGTCTTCATTTGCAATCATACTCTCTGCAAATTTTATCTTTTTACTTTTTTGTTTTTCTTTGTTAGTCATTTTTACTCCTTCAACTGTTAGTCAAACATAGCCCTAGGAAGCCCATAAGTCTCGTCTAAGGCACAAGAATTGTTTTGATAGCCTACCCCTCATTCATCATAGGGTAGACTCCCTACTGTAACTCTTGGTAATTCGCTATCATAATGCATTGATACTATCTCAGCAATCTTCTCATAAACAAAGTCTATAATCTCATTCTCTTTGAGTCCTCTGTCCATATCGTAATCGCTGTTAGTAATCATATCATCATATATATCTGCTACTAATCTATCAATAGTTTTATCTGGTAGTTTAGCAGACAACTCATTAATAGCCGATAAACTTTCGTGTATTGTGTCTTCCCAAATCTTCATACTTCCTCCTCGTAAGTTACTGATTTTACTACATTATTTACTGTTTCTATTACCTTGCCAGACTCGTATTTATACTTTCGTAAATCTCCATCTGCTTGCCAATAATAGTATACTAATGTATCATCTTTCTCTTCAAACTTCAAGCGTTGTCTTTGCTCATCAACTTCTTTTGTGTATTGTGTCATGCTACCTCCCCATTTGTAAATAAACGAATCCATTTCTCACTATTTGTTTCTCTCCAATCGTTTATAAGGTATGTCGGGTATATGGAACAATAGGTTTCAGTTCTTGGTTTTTCCATATCGTCATCAAAACATTCAACATCAAAATACTGTCCATCTATTTCTATTTCGTTCCATGATTGTTCACCTATAGTTTCATCTTGCAAAAATTCTTTATAAAATTTTTTTGCTTGAGCCTTTCCTTGCTTTAATTTTTTTGCTGTAATCCATTTACTCATGCTACCTCCTCTTGTATAGCTTGTATATCATCAGGATAAATAGCTAAACCTTCTAATATAGAATCATCATAAAAAGTATTTTTCCAATCAGATATTTCTTCTGCTTTATTTAAAGCATCATTAAGTTTATTAGCTTTTATTCTTTGTGTAAATATTTTCATATGTTTATTTGTTTTAATCACTAACCATTCACTCATGCTACCTCTTTAATATAATAATATTCTTCGTCTTGCCATATTTCATCAGAGGGGTCTATAACTTCTATTGGAGACGTTTCTTTTGTCCAACCATATTTAATTGCAGTTTCTTCAAAAACCCATAGTTGTTCATGTTCCCAGATACCAACTTCAAACCAACAGGTATCACAAAATCCATTATCAACGTCACAAGTATATTCCTCTTTACAAAATTGACATTCACTCATGCTACCTCCACCATGTCATAATTTTCATCAAAGAAAAAATCTTCTTCAGACCATTTCCAATCTGTTTCCTCTCCATAGCTATAAACATAATCTTCTACATAAACCTTATCATTTTTAAGTGTAATGTAAAGACTACCCCATTTCCCAACTTCTATATGTTTAATATCATCAAAATTAAATCCTTTTGACTCTGCTATGTCTTGTAAATCCCATCTCAATGTTGTATTGTAATTAGCTTCAACATATCTAACTTTATCATAACTCATGCTTCCTCCTCTAATTGTTTTAATCTTCGACACGATTCCCATTTACTAGCATAGCCAGATAATGCCATACTTATACCACTTATGAAGTCTTCAACTGTAACTCCTTCTCGCAGTTTCATCTCGCCTTCTTCGTAGTCTAAGTCACATAAGTCAGAGATAATATCTTCTGTTTCACTTAGTATTTGTTTAGCTTTAACTCCTTCTTCAATAGCTTGTTCGTCTATATATATCATATTATTTCCTCTACTTTTATAGTGCTTGACATAGTGCCAAACATATCTACTTCTTCTTCTCTTAAATTATAAATTTCGTTTTCTAGAATAGCATCAATATCTTCTTCCCAAAAATCATCTGTATCTACAATCTTAGATAAGTTATCTGTTTTGATTTTAAATATCATGTATCCCTCCTAAATTTATCGACAAATATTATGTTACCATCAACCACCATCTCATGTGGTTTGTCTTTCTCTGCCATAAAACATTTATGACACATAAAGATATGACTATCTCTGTAAACAACTTCCTCGCTGTTACAAATGTCACAAGTTAAACCATCATTCATAATTAGTGTACCTCTTTTTCCATATACTCCTTTTCAATAAACTCTTTGAGAATCTCAAGGTTTTTATCTTGATACTTTTGTAATTCAATTTTACTCTCAGAGTTCAATGCTCTGATAACATGAATCAAATCCATATCTAATATATTAATCCATTCTCCTTTAGTCCTTGTCCAATAAAGTAAATTATTAGGTGGAGTATCTGACTTTTCATGTGGATTAATATCAGATGGTAATTTTTTCCCATCAATTATTTCTTGTAGTTTTAATAGTTTTCTAATTTGCATTAAGCACCTCTCATAAAACAGATGTACTTTCTACCAATGTTAAACACTCTTCCTCTACCTGTTGTATAAGTAAAGGGTAATCCTACCCAATTTATACTCCTAGTCCTTGTGGCTATTCTAAATTTATAACCAAAAGCATTTACATGATAAAAGTTTTTTGCTTTATCTTCACTATCTTTGAAAGTTTTTATTGTTAACATAGTTTACCTCACTTGTTTATTTTGTTAATAATATCATAAGCTTACAAGACTTTCAACCATAAGCTTATAACTTTTCGTTATATCAGCTAACTGCTATAACAAAACCGCTACTATCTTTTTTAGCTTTACCTTTTGCTTTCAGTCCAACAACTGTATTAGGCTCATCTAAAAATCGCATATCGTAGTCATCACCATTGATAACTCGTTTACCTTTAAACCATAAGGGCATATCGCCATTAAACACAACCGCTATATTATATTTAATCTTCTCAAACCAATCCGCATATTTTTGATTAGCTTCTGAGTATGACCAAGTCAAATGATAATTTTTAATATCTGATACTTTCCTTGTGGGTATTTTTGTATAGTCGTAAAACTGCACATCTGGAAAAGTATCAAAGACATTTTTCCCATTGTGTTCTATATACTCCCATTGAATATCTGAAGTACCATTTAACCTTATGCATGGTTTTTTATTATCCCTTGCACACTTCGCAATAAATCTATCAATCTCTGTATATAGATTATCCATAAATACTGTTTGATTGTTAATAAATAAATCAGTACGCCACTTTCTAGCCTCTTGTATTCTGTTAGTCGTTTCGCCTTTCTTGAAGATACCGCCACGACCCGCAGTATTTAAACAAGCCTCTTTACATTTAGCAATATCTTGATATGGACAAATCCTCGTACTGCTAGGGTGTAAATGCATGATGGCACTTTGCCAATCGGCATTCACTCTATCGCCTTTTATAACTTTTGGATTGCCATTTATTGTTAGTAGTTTAGTCATATTACCTTACTTGTGTTAGTTATCTCATCAAAATGTGCGTCAATGTCCCCTAGTACATCTGATATGCTGTTACAACCGCTAGGAAGTTCCGCATCAATGTTAAACTCTTTTAGTTTAGAGTTGATTTTTTCTCTAAGATGTATCATATCAATGACATCATCTCTTAACTTTTCGTAGTCGTGACGTGCCAACAAAACTTCTTTTTCTTGTTTTTCTTTATCTAACATTTTCATAAATTCCTCTTTTTCTATATCAAACAATTTCATAAAATACCCTCACTTGATTTTGTAAACTGTAGCATAAAAATATAATCTTGTCAAGAATAAATTTATGCTACTGTTTATCTTATGCTAAAACCAATCTTGTCAATTTTGGTTCTTGCCACTTGCTAGGTGGTCTTTTTTGTTTTACTCTAACTGTTAAACCTTTCTGACTAGATATTACAGTTCCTTTCCCATTTACAGACTTGCCGAATTCATTAAGTCTATTAGTCTTAACTACCATTATAGAATTAGTAAGTTTATTAAAAGTAATATCTACCCTTTCTATATGGTGCTGTTGTATCTGCCTTAAAACCTGAGATTGTCGGGTTCTTTTATGGATAAATATTTTATATCCATTATTAGTAATAACCTCAAATTCTTTGGCATTAAAAAAGAATTTACCATTCTTCATATAAACACCTCACAATTTATGCAAACTACTTTACAGGAATTTTTCAGATTTGTAAAGTACTTTCTAGTTATATGCTTATGACTAAAAGTTATAAACATTTAAATAACATAGTTTATAAAATTTGTCCAATACTTTTTAGTTATATGCTTATAATTAAAAGTTTGCAACCCTTGACTTTCCTGTAATGCTTTTGAGCAAAAAAGATGATACAAAGTACCAGAAAATAAAGTTTTTGCATACAGGGCGATTATGGGCTTTCTAGGGGTATATTTCAAAAAGGCACAAAAAAACCCCCAATATTGCTATTGAGGGCTTTTCTTTTTAGTTTATCTGATAACGATATCTTCTGAATTTAACTCGTCTAAAATATCTAACTCAGATAGTGTATCAGTTAAAGTATCTTTTTTATATAGCATTTTTTACTCCATTTAAATTATTAATGGTGTAACTTTCTAATACTTGTAAAGCATTGTCAAGTATTTTTTAGAATATTTTGGAATAAACAGAATAATTTTTATAACCATTGTGAAGTTTTAATAATAATCTTCAAACTTCATAAGACTTGTCAAGCTTGTTAACCAGCTAACACAACTTAAAAAGTTTGTAAAGTTTTATTTTATTTTTTTTAAAAAAGTTATAAGCTTATAAAATTTGTGAAGTGGGAGCAGAAAAAACTTGACAAATTCTAAAAAGTGTGCATGGTTTATAAGCTTATTCCAAAAGGTTTGGAAGTATTGACAAAGTTTGTGAAGTGTGGTAAATGGGTGGGCAGGATATACAGGGGGGGTACTAGGGATATACTATAGTGCTTCTACATTTTACAAAGCTTTACAGTATTAACCAGTGACCCCCCAACTTTATAAAGTTTATATAAAATTAACTAGGTTTGTAAAGTATTTTTCAGGCTCTATAATATGTAGTTAACCCCCGCCGGCTACACCTTTATTATATATTTTTCTTTCCATTTTGTCAAGCATTATTTTAATACTTGACAAATTTATAAAGTGCCTCTATAATAATAAGGTATGTCTTATCTTGAACCTAAGAAACAACGTAATTTAACTGAAAAGCAACAGGCTTTTTTAGATAATCTTGTTACAACAGATGGCGACTTTAAAAAGTCCGCAGAGTTAGCAGGATACTCAGGCAATCACTATCAAGTATTAAAATCATTAAGAGAAGAAGTAGTCGATTTAGCCTCGGATGTACTTGCTCGTTCTGCTCCAAAGGCTGCATTTAAGTTAGTTCAGATGATGGAATCAGATAGACCTATACCTCAAGCTAGTCAAAAATTGACCGCAGCCCAAACTATCCTAGATAGAGTTGGTGTTGCTAAGACTGATAGAGTTGAGGTTAACCATAATGCAACAGGTGGTATTTTTATCTTACCTGAAAAACAAGCTATAGATGTAGACTATGAAGATATTTCTGACAGAAGTTGAAGAGGATGGCAAACGCTATGCAGGTCCTAATATACTTGCAGAAGACTGGAAAAAGGCTGAACAAGCTGCAAAGTTTAATAACTTAATACTAGTTGGTGAGTTTGTTGAAATAGTTACTGATGGCGATTTAATGCATTATGTAGAAAAATTTGAAGATAAACGAGTGTTGCACTAATGGCTAAAAAGAAAGACCCAAGACTTGAAAAAGCTGGAGTATCAGGTTATAATAAACCTAAGCGTACTCCAAAGCATCCAACTAAGTCGCATGTAGTTGTTGCTAAAGAAGGTGACAAGATTAAATTAATTAGGTTTGGTCAGCAAGGTAAAAAGGTCGGTACTCTTAGTGGTACAGCAGGTGCTCCTAAAAAAGGTGAGTCTGCTAGAATGAAAGCAAAGCGTAAGTCTTTCAAAGCTCGTCATGCTAAGAATATTGCTAAAGGCAAGATGTCAGCAGCATGGTGGGCAGATAAAGTAAAATGGTAATATGGCTTATTCCAAGCAAGTAGTTGACCGTTTTGAAAGTGTTTTAAATAATCCTGAGCAACATGCAGTTGGTAGGTTTGACCCTAACGACCCTAATGTAGCTACCGGTTTAACTGGTGCTCCCGCATGTGGTGACGTTATGAAGTTGCAATTAAAACTAAATAATGATATAATAGAGGATGTTAAGTTTAAAACCTATGGTTGTGGTTCTGCCATAGCATCAAGCACAATGTTTGTTGATATGTTAAAAGGTAAAACTATAGCTGAAGCAAAAGAAATTAAAGATAAAGATATTGCTGCAGCCTTAGAACTACCTGCAATTAAATTACATTGTAGTGTGTTAGCAGAAGAAAGTATTCACAGAGCTATAGCAGACTGGGAAGATAAATTAAGACATAGACAACATAATCAAATATATAAAGAAGTATAATGCCACACGCAGGACATTTCGGAGTAAAATCAGCAGCCAAACGTAATAGGATGGCTCGTAATAAAGCTAGAGCTAAACAAGTCTCTGACGCACAGTTTAGTGATAACTGGGATAAAATTTTTGGAGATAAAGATGCCAAGAAAGAAAACAACAACAAAAAAGAAAAGTAAATCCAGAGTTAACGAGGCTGGTAATTATACCAAGCCGACTATGCGTAAGAGGCTTTTTGAGAAGATTAAGGCTGGTTCTAAAGGAGGTAAACCCGGTCAATGGTCAGCTCGAAAAGCCCAGCTTTTAGCATCAGAATATAAAAAGAAAGGTGGTGGCTATAAATAATGGCTAAACCTAAAGAACAACAAGTAGACTTTGCAGAGCTACAAGAACGTATACGACAACAACAATTAGCTTGTCATAATCAATAGATTTTCGTTCAGCTTGTAAAAGCCGGAAGTAGATAGAGATATCGAAGGAACGCAATGGGTGATGTACATAAGTACATCGTATTTAATTGCAAACTGGAGGTGAATGTGTTTACTTATAGAGGTACAAAAGTAGCTCCTCAAAAAAGTCAGAAGCCTGTTAAAACTAACAAGCAGATGATTTATAGAGGTGTCAAGCACGACAAAGCTGCTTAATTTTATTTCCTGAGTATGAAGCAAAACTGCTCAACTTAATATGGCTAAATCTAGAGCACAACAAGCAGCTATTGCGATAGCTAAAAAGAAATCAGGAAAATATAACAAACAAGGAAAACGTACTGCACCTTATGTCAAAAAGAAAAGACCCAAAAGTAGGAACAGGTAAAAAACCTAAGGGTAGCGGTAGACGTTTATATACCGATGAGAACCCAAAAGATACAGTTAGTATCAAGTATGCAACACCTGCTGATGCTCGTGCTACTGTCGCAAAAGTTAAAAAGATTAAAAAACCATATGCTCGGAAGATTCAAATACTTACTGTACTTGAGCAAAGAGCCAAGGTACAAGGCAAACGAGAACAAGCAAACATTGCTAAACGAGGCAAAGAAGCTATTAGGAGAAAGCATGGAAAAACAAAAGCATGAAGGTTGGTTTTGGAGTTCACACACTAAAAAGTTTTATCGTTGGAATGAATTTATAAAAATAGAGAAAGAATATGTCACTAAAGAAAAGTCAGCGTAGTCTTAGACAATGGACCAAACAAAAATGGAGAACTAAGAGTGGCAAGAAGTCCTCAGAGACCGGGGAACGCTACTTACCTGAAAAAGCTATTAAAGCCTTATCAGATGAAGAATATGCAGCAACGACAAGAGCAAAAAGAAAAGGCACGAAGAAAGGCAAACAATTTGTTAAACAACCAAAACGAATCGCCAAAAAAGTTAGAAAGTATAGAAAAACCTCCTAAAGAAATGAAGTTAGTTCCAGATGGTTATATAAGAAGAGTTACATCTACTATTCCTTTTGGGTATGAAATAGATGAAAATACTCCTAATTATTTAAAACCTATTGAAGAAGAACTAGATGCTTTATCTTTTGCAGAAAGTATGATTGTAAATGAAGAGTGTAGTCTACAAGAAGCTTGTGATTGGTTGGAATATAAAACAGGTAGAAAACTATCTACTCCGGGATTGAAAAAACACATAGATAAAAAGTATGGACCAAGAGATAAAAGATTGGGAGAAAAACCCTCATCTTTACTTGCAAGATAAAGACGGTAACTTTGTTTTAAAAAAAGATGGTACTCCTAGAAAAAAAGGAGGTCGCCCTAATACTGCAGAACAAGCAAAGTTAGCAGCACAGAGAACAGTTTCTAGAAAACAAAAAAATATTCAAAAACTAGAACAAAAACTAAAGAACGCTAAAACTTCTTTAAAAAAACAAAAAACAACTTTAGAAAATATTGGTAGCGGTGAACAAACACTTGTTACTGATTCAGATATTTCAGCACTTCCCAAGGCAGTCCAAGAAGACCTTAAAGATGCAAATGTTTTATTTCATCCTAACGAAGGACCACAAACAGATTTCTTAGCTGCAGACGAAAAAGACGTACTATATGGCGGTGCTGCAGGTGGGGGAAAGTCATACGCAATGTTGGTAGACCCCCTCCGATATGCTCACAAAAAAGCTCATCGTGCTTTAATACTTCGTAGGTCTATGCCAGAGTTGCGAGAAATGATAGATAAAAGCCGAGAGTTATACCCACAAGCATTTCCCGGTGCTAAGTTTAGAGAAGTAGAAAAACTTTGGAACTTTCCAAGTGGTGCAAAAATAGAGTTTGGTTTCTTAGAACGTGATGCAGATGTTTATAGATATCAAGGTCAAGCATACTCTTGGATTGGGTTTGATGAAATAACACACTTACCTACAGAGTTTAGTTGGAACTATTTAGCTTCTCGTCTTAGAACAACTGACCCAGAAATAAAAACTTATCTTCGATGTACTGCTAACCCCGGTGGTGTTGGTTCAAGTTGGGTTAAGAAAAGATACATAGAACCAGAAGAATCTAATAAAAGTTTTGTAGGTACAGATGGACTAACTCGTAAATTTATTCCTGCAAAACTTGCAGACAATCCATATTTATCTGAAGATGGTGTGTACGAGCAAATGCTTAACTCGTTACCGCCTATTCAACGTAGACAGTTATTAGAAGGAAACTGGGATGTTGCAGAAGGTGCTGCATTCGTAGAGTTTGACCCAGACGCACATATTATTACACCTTTTGAGATACCTTTGTCTTGGGAACGTGTAAAAGGCATTGACTACGGGTATGCTTCAGAAAGTTGTTGTCTATGGGGAACTATAGATATGAATGATGGTACTTTAATAATTTATAGAGAATTATATAAAAAAGGCTTGACAGGTGAAGAATTAGGCAGTATAATAACTGATATGGAGATGGTAGACCCATTTTCAGTAAACGGTGTATTGGATACAGCAGCTTGGGCTAGAACTGGAACAACAGGACCTACTGTTGGAGAAGCCTTACTTAGAGCAGGTCATAAGTTAAGACGTGCTGATAAGAATAGAGTTCAAGGCAAAATCCAAATACACGAATATTTAAAGGTCCGAGAAAGTGGTAGACCTAAGTTGCAAATATTCAATACATGCCCTAATTTAATTAGAGAATTACAGAGTATACCACTATCAAAGACCAATCCAGAAGATGTAGATACTCATGCTTCGGACCACGCATATGACGCTTTACGTTATATGATTATGAGTCGACCTAGAATGGATAGTCCATTAGAAAGGTTAAGAGGCATAAAAAGAGATATATTTAAACCTTCTGATTCGACATTTGGATATTGATAATGGCAGAGAATGACAACTCTTTTTTAACAGCCGACAACATTTATGAAGATGTTGAAGGTGAAGCAGGAAAAAATTTAAGTTTAGAAGAAGACCAACAACTAAACTTAGTTGGTATTATTAAAAGTAGATTTGCTCTTGCTGAAGAATCTAGAGATTCTGATGAAAGAAGATGGTTAAGGTCATACGAAAACTATAGAGGGTTATATAATAAATCTGTCAAATTTAGAGAATCAGAAAAATCTAGAATATTTGTCAAGATAACTAAAACTAAAGTACTTGCAGCCTTTGGACAATTAGTAGATGTTATCTTTGGTACAGGTAAGTTTCCAATAGGTATAGCAGAAACTAAATTACCAGAAGGCGAAAAAGAAGATGCATTTTTAGATTTTCAAAATCCTTCTCCTAATCTAGAAGGTAATATGCCAGATAATATAGGTAATAGATTAGAGGATGCTCCAGTAGAAAGTATTTATGATGTTGGCTACGAGGGAGATGGTAAAACTTTAAAAGCTGGTGCTACTTACGGAACAGGTCTATTTGAAGATACTATTGAAGAGTTAGCAGAAGAAGCTGGAGTTGTTAAAGAAGGAACAAGTGCTGACCCACAAAAAATAGAGATATCTCCAGCACAAAGAGCTGCACGAAGAATGGAAAAACTCGTGCATGACCAAATAGAAGAATCAAACGGTGGTTCAGAAATAAGAAGTGCTTTATTAGAAGCAGCACTATTAGGAACAGGAATAGTTAAAGGTCCATTTAACTTTAATAAAAAATTACATAAGTGGGATAGAAATGAAACAGGTGAAAGAGAATATAACCCACTTGAAGTTAGAGTACCTAGAATAGAATTTGTTAGTTGTTGGGATTTTTATCCAGACCCTGCAGCTACAAATATAGAAGAGTGTGAGTACGTAGTTCATCGTCATAAAATGAATCGTAGTCAACTAAGGCAACTTAGAAACATGCCTTACTTTGATGAAGAAGCAATTCGTGAGTGTATTCAACAAGGTCCTAATTACGAAGAAAAAGACTTTGAATCACAATTACGAGATGACTATAAAGCAGATGAAACCTATATGCCAAACTTTGAAGTGTTGGAATACTGGGGAATCATGGATGCTGAATATGCAAGAGAGGTAGGTATTGAATTACCTGAATCAGTAGATGACTTAGATGAAGTACAAATCAATGCTTGGATATGCGGTAGCAAATTGCTAAGAGCTGTTATTAATCCGTTTACACCTTATCGCATACCTTACAATGCTTTTCCATACGAAAGAAATCCTTATAATTTTTTTGGTGTTGGAGTTGCAGAAAACATGGATGACTCACAACAAATTATGAATGGTCATGCTAGAATGGCTATTGATAATTTAGCTTTAGCAGGTTCATTAGTATTTGATGTTGATGAGTCTGCATTGGTCGGAGGGCAAAATATGGAAGTCTATCCCGGTAAAATATTCAGAAGACAAGCTGGTATGCCGGGTCAATCAATATACGGATTGAAGTTTCCAAATACTGCACCTGAAAACATGATGATGTTTGATAGGTTCAGGCAACTTGCTGATGAACAAACTGGTATACCTAGTTACAGTCATGGTCAAACTGGAGTACAAAGTATGACTAGAACTGCATCAGGTATGTCAATGTTATTAGGAGCAGCAAGTTTAAACATCAAAACAGTTGTTAAAAATCTTGATGACTTTTTGTTGAAGCCACTAGGCGAAGCTTACTTTCAATGGAACATGCAGTTCTTTGATGGTGAGATAGATGTGGCTGGTGATTTAGAAGTTAAAGCTACTGGTACAAATAGCTTGATGCAAAAAGAAGTTAGAAGTCAAAGACTTACTATGTTCTTACAAACTGCACAAAGTCCAGCTATTGCACCGTTTGTTAAAATTTCTAAACTCGTAAGTGAACTTGCTTATAGCTTAGACCTCGACCCAGATGAAATATTAAATGACCCAGAGGAAGCAGCTATAATGGCACAAATTATAGGAATGCAAAATGCTGGACAAACAACAGGCGAAGAAACTCAACCCGGTGGTGAACAACCCGCAGGTATGGGAGGTCTTGGAGGAACACCTGTCGCACCTCAAGACCTTGGAGCTACAGGCACTGGCGGTGGCAACATCGGAATCGGAAATGTTCCGGTTGCAGGGGAGGATACATTCTCTGGCACGATTGGAAACATTACCACAGCAAGTTAAAGAGGCACTAACTAGAACAGAGGACTAATATGAAAAGTATGTTAAGAGATGACCCAGATAGAATGGCTATGCTAACAGGCGGTCAAACTAAAATTGATGCTAATAAAGATGGTAAAATTAGTGGCGAAGACTTTGCAATTCTTAAAAAAGAAAAAGAAGAAAAAGAAAAAAGAGAAGAAATGCAAGAAGGTGGTATGGCAGAAGAAATGTCACCAGAAGTAAATGAGCAAATGGAAATGCTCATGGGAAAAGAAGAAGAACAAGAAATGCTTCCTGATGAAATAATGGAAGATAATTATTTAGATTTTATAATTGATGAAGCACTTTCTGAAGAAGAAGAAAGTATGCTTATGTCAAAACTAGAACAAGATGAGCAACTATCTATGTTATTTGATAAAGTTATAGAAGTTGCTTCAGAGTTTTCTGGTGCAGGTCCTGTTGAAGGACCGGGCACAGAAGTCTCAGATTCGATACCTGCTAGGTTATCGGATGGAGAGTTTGTCTTTACTGCAAAAGCTACAGAGGAACTTGGAGTAGATAATTTAATGTCTATGATGAAAGAAGCTGAAGCTAAAGCAGATGAAAGACTAGGAATGCAAGAAGGGGGAGTACTAAGTGAAACTACGACTACAACTCGTAGATTTGCTAACCCTATGCAAGAGGATGAGGAAGAAGTCATGCAAGACGAGAAAACTATCCAAGACATGAGAGGTACTAACCCTAGAATGCAATAGGAGTAAAGCTACCCGATTTATCGGCACTTTACATTAAATCAACTTTGAAAGGCTACCTTTACAAGACAAGCCCTGCAAGTGCACACCGCAGCTACCTTGTTAATGAAGCCCTGAGTAGGAGGTAAGAAAATGACTGAAGAAGTCTCAAATGAGGAACAAGCCAATCCTTATAATTTAAAAAAATCTTGGCACGAAGGCACTGATGAACCTTTTAAATCAGCAGAACAGCTCTATTTTGAAGACCCGTCTGAGAAGAACAAATTATTCAAATCAAACGATGTTAACGAAGCAGAGCAAGTAGGAAACGTAGAAGTAGATAATTTGGATGCACCTAAGGATGAACCTTATAAAAAACCAGATTATAAAAAACGCTATGATGACCTAAAAAGACATTATGATAATAAACTTAACGAGTTTAAATCTAGAGAGCAAGAGCTATTAGAAGAAGCTACTAAAAATAAAGCTGACTATCAAGCTCCAAAAACTGAAGAAGAACTTGAACAGTTTAAAAAAAATTATCCTGATGTTTATGAAGTTGTAGAAACAGTTGCTCACATGCAAAGCGAATCTAAGGCAAAAGTTCTAGAAGAACGTCTTAGTAAACTCCAAGAACGTGAACAGCAAATAGTACAACAAGAAGCTGAAAAAAGGTTGATGGAAAGACATCCTGATTTTGATGATATTAGAAACAGTGATGATTTTCATACATGGGCAAAAGAGCAACCATCATCTATTCAGAAATGGATTTATGACAATGCTAATGATGCTGACCTTGCTAGTAGAGCTATAGATTTATTTAAAAAAGATAAAGGTATTGACGTTCCTAAAAAAGAAACTAAGTCATCTTCTAAGACTAAATCGGCTGCTGATATGGTATCTACAAAAACAACTGCTGTAGAACCTAAATCAGAAAAGGTTTGGTCGGAAAGGGAGATTGCTGCTATGAGTATGGATGAGTTTGATAAATACGAAAGTGAAATCAGCGAAGCCATGCAACAAGGCAGAATCGTTAAATAAACTATAAACACAAAGGAGTATTATCATGGCTCAATTTTTTGAACCAAGTACTGATACTGATGCTAACTTTGCCAACTCCGTAAGTGGACAGACCAATAGTTTTTTCCTACCTAAGATTTACTCGAAAAAGGTATTAAACTTTTTCAGAAAAGCCTCGGTAGTTGAAGCTATTACTAACACCGACTATGCCGGTGAGATTGCTGCTTTCGGAGACTCAGTTAGGATTATTAAAGAACCTGTGATTTCAGTTTCTGATTACACAAGAGGTTCTGACACTACTGCTACTAAACTTACTGACCAAGAGTTAACTTTGGTTGTAGATAGTGCAAAGGCTTTCAAATTCATCGTAGATGATATTGAAACTAACATGTCACACGTTAACTTCAAAGAAGTTGCTACTTCATCTGCTGCATATGCATTGAGAGATTCATATGATGCTGCTGTTATAGCTTCTATGTTCTCTGGAGTTTCTACATCTTCACCTGACCATGTTTTAGGTGCTGATGCATCTGCTGCTACTCAAACTATGGGTCAGCATCAAGGTGGTTCTAACGCTATCGACCTTTTAGGTTCTGATGGTACTGGAACTGACCCATTAGACGTGATGTCATTCATGGCTAAGCTACTAGATGAGCAAAGCGTTCCTGAAGAAGGAAGATGGTTCGTTGCACCACCTTCATTCTACAATGAACTTGCACAATCTGGTTCTAAGCTTCTAAGCGTAGACTTTAACGCAGGTCAAGGCTCTATAAGAAATGGTCTTGTATCTAGTGGTAAACTAAGAGGATTTGACATGTACAAATCTAACAATGTTGCTGCTACTAGTACAGCTACTGGTAAGATTCTTGCTGGTCACATTTCTTCTACTGCAACTGCTCAAACTATCATCTCAACTGAGGTTCTAAGAGACCCTAGTTCTTTCGGTGATATCGTAAGAGGATTGCATGTATACGGAGCTAAGGTTTTAAGACCTGAAGCTTTAGTATCAGCTTTCTACACAGTAGACTAATAAAACTGGGGGAGTCTTCGGACTCCTCCTTTTTTAAGGAGAGATTATGAAACACAACGAACAAAACTTACAAGGTAATCCAAAGCCTAGCGGTAATATTTCTTATTACGATTCTATTCATTCAAAAGAAGAGATGTGTAAAGAAATGGTGGGTTACAACACTATGAGATTTAAATACGAAGAAAACAAAGGAGAAAAATAATGGCTGGACACAAACCAATGGAAAAAAAGAAAAGAATGGGCATGATGTATGGCGGTAGCAGAAAAGGCATGATGTACGGTGGCATGGGCATGAAAAAGAAAAAAAGAAATGCTATGAATGCTGGTGGCATGGTAATGGCATCAATGGAAAATCAAAAACCTAACTAAACATGAAAGTAGATGCACCAAAAGGTTATCATTGGATGAAGTCTGGTAAAGGCTACAAACTAATGAAAGACCCAAAAGGCGGTTATAAACCTCATAAAGGAGCTAGTAAAAAAGCTTCTTTTGAAATACAAAAAGTACATAGTAAATAATGGCTAAAACATTCTTAACTCTGACGAATGATGTCCTCAGAGAGTTGAACGAAGTTGTCTTAACTTCATCAAACTTTGGAGACGCTACAGGCATACAAGCGTTTGTCAAAAACTCTATTAACAAATCTATAAACGATATTGCTAATGAAGAACCACAGTTACCTTTCTTTTCGGCAGGTGCTAGTGGTGAGACAGACCCTTTTTATGGTAATACAACTGTAGCAACTACTGCAGGTACTAGATGGTATCTGTTAAAAGAGGGCAGTAGTGATATTACTTCAGACTTTGCATCAATAGATTGGGATGATTTTTATATCACAACTATTAGTGTCTCTGGAGAATCATCACCGTTTGTTTCAAAAGGGTTAAGATTTTTAACATTAGATGAGTGGACTAGGTATTACAGAGATAGTGAGAATAGTGATGATGCATCAACTCAAGCTTATGGAGAGCCTGTTTATGTAATACGTAGTCCAGACCATAGAAAGTTTGGGCTAAGTCCTATACCTGACAAAGTTTACAACGTACATTTTTATGGCTACAACAAGCCTACAGAGCTATCAGCGTTTAGTGACACTATAGTTCTACCAGACCAATATGCAAATGTAATAACAGCTAGAGCTAGATATTATGTTTGGCAGTTTAAAGAAAGTCC